AGCCAGTAAATAGGTACTATACAATACATTGTACTTATACATACTGTACCCACTATATCTAGTGTATCTAACAGGTATTTATTAACAGATATTTTTTAGAGGACACACACTATATATACATGGGGGTCGTATTTAACCCCCCCAAAACTTAATCTATATCTATACTTTACATTTAGATTTTGTTTGTCTGTGTTGCCTGTGCATATATCTATTATGCCTGTATCTGTAGCCCTTATAAAATACCTTGTACCTGTTTTGTTTCTTTCTAAGAGGGTCTAGGGGTGTCTAAATATTTCTAAAAAACATGTAACCCTTTTGTAACTAATAGAGTCTAAGTAGTACAGACAATAAAGGAGATATAAAAAATGGCTACTTTCAAACCTGAGGTAAATTATAAGAACCTTGAACGATACGGGGCTAATTGTGCCGTGTGTGCTGAAAGTCTCAATTCTGAGAACTACGGCGAGAAAATCAATAATGAAAAGGGATATGCTCCGGCTAATTCTTTTTATCTTATGAAATGGGGAATGTTCTGCAATCCTTGTGGAATAAAAGCAGTAGAAACAGGAATATAAAAAAACCTGTAACCAAATCAGAACTAATTAAGTCTAAGTAATATAAACAAAACAAAGGAGAAACAATGACTAAAAAACATTTCGAGGCAATCGCCAAGGATATTAATGAAAGGGCTACCGTGGTATTTTTTAGCCAAGGTATGAGCGACACAGAAAAAGAAATTAGCTTATTCACACTAAAGCACATGGCTTATGACTTGGGCAGTACGTTCTCCAAGTTCAATGATAATTTTGACTATGAAAGATTTATCAAAGCCTGTGGGGTTGTAGAGCTTGAGCAAGATTTAGAACTCAAAATATTAAAAGCAGCCCAATAAATAAAAATAATGTGTAACCCCTTCGGGGGTTATGCCGTCTAAGTAATAAGAGAAACAAAGGAGGAATAATGAACGATGACATTAGGCAAATTATTGTTGATGCTTTATTCAATAATAATTTTAAAGTAAGTTACGCAGGTGATTTATCTAAATTCTTAAAAGAATTAGATAATAATTTAGAAATAATAATAAAGGAGGAATAATGGAAATATTAATAGGAGAATATAAACTAAATCTAGGCAACAAAATAATTATAGATACTGAGGACTTAACCGAGGACGACATAAAACAAATCGAGTTTGCATTAGTAAATACGAGTGCAACTTATAGAGTGGAGGAATAATGGAGGATAGATTAGAGATACAAAAGCAAGTTAGTTACGACATATCGGGACTAACGAGGGATGAAAGATACGACCTTGAGCAGGACCTAATGCACGGAGAAAGTATCGAATATATTATGGACAAGTACGGATTAAATCACACTAATGAGAGGTTTGATTTTATTACGAGCTATCACGTAGGAGAACAAAGAGGAGAATTTGTGTAACCTTTTCGGAGGCTGCACAGTCTAAGTAATACTAAACAAAGGAGAGATAAATGGAAACAACAAAGTGGGTATGTAAAAATTGTAGAGGTACCTGGATATATAGACTAGGAATAGTTGAACAATATATCAATGAGGACCACGAAAACATACTGATATTCAATGAGCCAAGCGACAAAGAATATCACTGCAATGATTGTGTTGAATACATTGAAATTGTACCAGTACAAGTAACGGAGGTTAAATAATGAAACTGTACAAAGTAAAATACACACAAGAAAGCGAGGCTTGGGTGTCTGCTGAGAGTGAAAGTGACGCAATCGAATATATTACGGAGCTTACACAAAACGGTGGAGGCGACAAGATGAGTTGGGTTAGGCTCAACGAGTGTGGTTGGGAGTTCGAGCAGGATTACGGAGAGCTAGAGAAGTTATCCGAGGAGGAAATGCAAGAGGACTTTTACACACACAAGACCGAGGACGGCTCTTACTGGAGCGAAGACGGGTCAAGATTATATTGGGGAGATGAATAATGAAAACAAATACATTGACTTGGAAACAAGTACAAAAAAAATATGGTAATAAAGATATACAATTAAATATATCAAGAGAGCCATTTTATAACTGGAAAGATAGAAATATTCCAGAATTTACTATTCATAAAACAAGTAAATTAGTAAGAGAAAACTTTATGAGTGTTAGTGAATGGGAAGATTTTTATTTAAGACAACGATTAAATTTGTTTAAAGATTAACAGAGGAGGAATAATGACAAAAGCAGAACGAGAAATTCGTAAAATGTTGGAAGTTGCACAAGATAGTTTAAATAAATTATGGTTTATCCCAAAGGAACAACAAACTGAACGAACAGAACGAGAAACTTTGATGCAGCAAGCAAGAGTAAATGCTTACCAAGATTGTTTAATATACTCCGGACTTCGTGAGGGTTGGGGTATAGAAGATTGCGAGGAGGAATAATGGAAGAAACAAAAGAGCGATTTATTATGAACAACTTTATTGAGGAGATTGTGACAGAGATAGAGGAGGAACTGAAAGACAATGACCACAGTTACCCTCAAGACATAGTTACTGAAATGGTTGATGGTTACGTACCAATTTATAATAGTGGTGTTATAGAGTTCGCCAACGAGTTGGAGGGGCAGGACTGGTCAGACGTATGGCTAGGAGATGCACCTTACGAGGGCGAAAACATTATAAGACAACTGCAAATAAATATATATAATCTACTGCACGAGAAAGTATGCAGCCACGAAAAGATACGGGAGTTAATCTAGTTGGAGAAACCACCAGTACAATTTCCGTGGGAGATACCACCACAAGTATATGGACCGTTTCACGTAAGACTGACAAGAGAGGACGGCAGGGAACGTTCTAACATATCAGGATTAGGAGACGCAGGAGGCAGGGCAGATAATTTTATTGATGCCCCAAGCATAAAGCAGGGGAAATTAGTTATATCAATTGCAAACTCTTTGCCTCCAACTGGTACAAGATATACTCAGGGATTATCTGACGCAGTAAGACGCAACACGGACTGGTTTAGAAAAGTACCTCCAAGACGTGTGAGGTGCAGCCTAAGAATTTATTGGAGAGAAAATGAAAAATGATAGATAGACGATTTGAGATACTGAAAGACCAAGTGCAGCAGTCAGACATGTGGGAAGTAAATAATCCCAGGGTCATAAAGATTGTGACACTTACAATGAAAATGATTGAGGAGGACGCATTGTTTAACGAGGAACAGAAAGAGCAATTGTATTTTATTTTAAGGTCAGTAGTAAAAGTTTGGGGCAATAGTGAAATATCTATGTAACCAATTAAGTAATAGAACAGTCTAAGTTATGTGGTTTGATGAGCAATTGTTAGACGACTTAGACAACGAGATAGAGGAGATATATATGCTAAAGAAATATATATTCCTAGTATCGGGAGAGTTCCCAATACTAGGTATAGATAAAGCAGATGCAGAAAGAAAAGTACAGGGTTGGCTGCGTGAATACAAACCTAAGTATGTGGATAAAGTTACATACGCATACGCAATGGAGATGAAAGACGGAGCCTTTGTAAAAATGGAGGAGGAATAATGGCTAAAGAATATCGTACAGTAAAAGTTCATACAGAGGAATTACAAGAGATATTAGGTACAAAATCTTTTGTAGTAGAAATAGAACGTGAAGTATCAGTTGTTGTTAATGCTGATAGCAAAGAACAAGCAGAGGAACACGCTATGGATTTGTTTGTTGAAAATCCTAACGAAGAACTTTTATTAAACAGAGTTGTAGGAGTTACAGAGGAGGAATAATGAATCGAGCTACAAGACGCAGGCTAGCATCTAATAAGAAAGGTGGGACACAAAAGAATCATCAAACTTATGGACTAAAGCTACATGCAGAACAGTTAGAGAAACAACACAATAAGAAAGTAAGGGAGCAAGAGTAATGGCTTGGGAACTTATTGAACTTAATGAAAACAAAGGAGAAAATATGAAATCTATATTTAGGGGATGCCCTGACGCATACGATATTATTGAACACTTGATTGAAAGAATTGAGTACGAGTTGTCAATAATAAACAAAGAAAAGAAAAGCAGTATCAAATGGTGGAGCGACTTTAGGTATGCACGATACGATGTAACACGCATGGTATTAATGCAGCAGCTTAGAGAGTTAAGAGTTCTGTATAAAGAAGTTGAAAGAGCAGACCTATCAGAACAAGCAGCCATTGACGGTGCAAGCACGGAGCCACCGTTCTAATGAAACTTTGGAAAGGTTGGAACATTACTTTAAGTTATAGAGGAACTCAAACGAGGACTGAATATTTTAAAACTTTATCTTTATTTTTGTATAAAGAAATAGAAAATCCAATTCCTTTGGAGGAGGACCCTAATACTTATTATGCTTTGCATCAATATCCAGTTACTTCTACTGGAGGTAATCTATGAACAGCAAAACATACTGGATAAAATTTAAGAACAGGGACTATAAAAATAATCCTGACTTAGTTATCAATATGCTAACTGACGCCAGGATACAAGAGATACAGGAGGAAGAGTGATTGTAGAATCATTTAGAAATAGAACAGTTCCCTGGTATGTTAAATCTAAAAAAGATTTGATTGCCTGGGCATTGGTAACATTCAGAGACGACAAGCCAATAAGCAATGGAGAGTTTGTTTTTGAGTTACGATGTACAAGATTCGGAGGACTGCTGCACAATCTTAGAGATGAGGGTTGGGACATAGCAACAGTACAAGGAAAAGAAAAGGGACACTATGTTTATTATCTATTGTCTATGCCTGATGAGGAGACAAATAATCAATTGAAGTTAGTTCAATAATTATTTACAAAGCATGACAATATGTAGTAACATAAAAGATATGATGTATATAGTTACAGCTATAGATATATACAGTAATGAGGAACGTTCATGGGAGTTCGATTCTCTCGTCAAAGCAGGCGAGCAGGTAAGAGAACTGAAAGACGAACCAGGACGTTATGTCGTTAAATTTACGACCACCTCTACTGTTGTTGTATAGATAGCAAACAATATAGGAAAAGGAGAGTAATGGCTAATTTATTTAGTGAGCCTAAGGTACTAAAAAAATGGGCTATAAATCTAGCAAATGCTTGTGGTGGGCAAGAAGTTTCACAATCAAGTATCAAGTTAAATAAATATGATGTTCATAAGATTGATAGGTTGGTTGAACAATTTGTAATTGATTTTAATTTCAACATGCAAACTATGAACGAGTTAAGAGAGAAAGCTGAGGAAGAATGACGGAGGAAAAAACAATGGAAAACTTAATAGGAGAAATGCTAGACGTTAAAGTGGATGACAAACAAGTCTTTCAAGCTAATGTGATTCGTGTAAAGAACGAAGTAATACTTACATCTTTAACTGCAACAATGCCTGTTGTTGTACAAAGATTAGAAGTAGATGAGGACGGAGAGTTAGTACGTGCTAGAAATGAAAAGGGACAGTACGTTGCAGACAATCCTGACACATTTGAGAACGAGGCATTCAAGGAAGAAGAATAATGGAAATGCAATTACTAATCGCAGCGAGCATAATAATTGTTTTGCTTGTGGGTTTTATGATTAGTGCGTTGCGTATACTGAGAGACGTATTAGAGGGATTTGGTATGACAATAACTGATTTAAGAAAATATAATATGGAAGAGTACAAAGACATGTATGAAATTATAAATCTTAATACAGGAGTCAGAACAAGACCTGGAAACATACAAGAATGGTATGAGCCTGATGAGTAAAATGCAGGACCTACAATTCAATCAAGTTCTTATGGACTCAAAGAGAGACGAGTTACAAGAACTGTCAGACCGTAGAACTAAACTAATAAAGGAATGTTTAGTAGAGGGTCATTCAGTAATAACGATTAGTAAAGCTGCGAACATTAGTAGACAACGTGTCTACATGATTCTAAACAAGGGAGAATAAATGAGCGAGAGCAAGAAAAAGAAATGGGATGATTTAAAAAAACCATTTGCTAAATCAGTAGTCAAAAAGAATCCTGCAGGATTTGGAGACTACGTACCACACCATATCTATACAAGAAGACTGGTGGAGAGTGGATTGTTTGACAGTTTTGATACTGTCGAAGTCATTAAAGGACAAGCAGGACACGTCATAGGTGCAAGATGTACATTGGTAGTAGACGGTAAAAGTGTCACTCACGTAGGAGACGTAGAGCCGACAGCTATAAATCAATTCTTAAATGGTAAAAAATCTGAGGGCGAACTTATTAAAGATGCAGAATCAGATGCACTTAAAAGATGTTGCATGAGACTTGGTATTGGTCTTGAGTTATGGGAACAAGACATGAGCGAAGAGGAATACAATGTAAGTGCTGCACCTGTACAGGAAGAGCCTAAAAAAAAAGTAGCACAAGAGACTGGGACACCCCATTCTAAACCAAGGATTACTGTGAATCAGTTAAAAGAAATGGTGCTAGTAAGTTGTAACGATGACAAGAACTTTGCAGCAAGATGTTACAAAGATTGTTACAACAGGGCAGTAATTAAAACAAAGAAAGATGACATAACTAAATGGGAAGATGCAGACATAAAAACATTTTTAGATTTAGTTGATTCGTACATAGATAAGAACAAGGAAACGTTTGAAGAGAGAAAGAACAATGAGCCTGTTGTAAATAGGATTATTGAGAATCTTGATAACGTTACAGAAATAACAGATAAGGAGAAAGACATGGACTTTAGTAACGATGATTGGAAAGCAGGTAAAGAAGCAGACCCTATGACAGAAGCACAACAAAATTTCTTAGAGGGTTTGATTAATCAAGCAATTGACAAAGGACTTGACGCACTTGCAGCCGAGGCAAAACAATACTTGAACTCAGACAATACAGGTAAAGTATCTTGTAGTGATTGGATAAACAAATTAAAGAAAGAGTTAAAGTGAAATTAAGTACACATGTGTATTATAATTCAACACCTATCTCACAAGCTCAAATTGATTTTATTAAAACCTTAGCAAAGGAATTAGAAAATAAAGGCAAGCATGAGATTGCTAAAGAGGCAAGATTATATTTAAGAAGAAAAAATGTTAATAAACAAAATGCTGTATTTGCAATAAACAAACTAAAGAATGCACTATAAACCGTTACCGGATTGCGTAACAATTAGAGTGTCAGACATAGACGGACTAGGTTTGTTCTGTGTCACACATATAAACAAAGGATATAGTTTAGGAATATCACATGTGGAAGACAGTAGATTTCCTAACAGATATATTAGAACTCCTTTAGGTGGTTTTGTAAATCACGATGAGACACCTAATTGTAAGACAGTAGATATGGATGGTTACAAGTATCTAACTGCAGCAAAAGATATTGAACCAGGAGAAGAACTTACCCTTAGATATACGATGTATAACTTAGACCTTACGAACTAATCAAAAAAAAAAAAAAAAAAAAGATGTAACCTTTTTGAAACCAAAAGAGTCTAAGTATCGTAAGCATAAAAACAAAGGAGTAAAATATGCCTAAACATAAATCAATAACAAAAGACACACTAGCTAACAAGTTGTTAGCCAAGCATCCTAAGTTTAATGCGATGTATTATAAAAAGTACAAATTAAAATTAGGAACTGAAAAAGAATTAGCTAGTGTCAGAATTGCTAGACAAATAAACAAAGATAAATTACATGGTCATACCATTGAAAGAAATGAAGATACAATTTCTATTTGGGATTTGCGAGGTAATTATTCTGATGTTCTTGAATCACATGATTTATTTACCGGGGACACAAACTATCCATTTGTCAAACTATCAGTAAGACGCAACAGAGAAGATTTAAGTTTGCTTGTTAAAGATATTGATTTTGCAATTCAAGTTTTGCAAGAAGTACAAGCTGAAATTAAAAAACAAAAGGAGAGTGTTTAATGAGACATAAATTTACAGTCAAAGGTAAAGACTTTGGTAATCCAAATGCAGCTTATAAAAAGAAATGGCACAACTGGTTTATGTATTGCGAGAGGTGTAATCAAAACAAAGCTAAATATAATCAAGCTAAATATTATGATTTCGGTATTAATGTAGAGCTACAAGATTATGTTTTGTTTCCTGACAAAAATGTTGACGATTACAACAAAGCCAAACTACGTTATCAAAATACTATAAAAGAATATCAAGCTGCTCAATACTGTTCATAATATCTTAAGGTTGTCCCATCCTTTATTACTAATCGTAAAGGTAAGAACTCCAGGGTGGGACCACATACCAGTTCTAGCAGTAAAATCAATAGACTTATCTAAGCTAGGACATTGAAACCAAGTTCTATCTCCCTGCTGCTTACTTCTAAAATGATGATAGTGAGCAGTCACAAGTATCTCAGCATCTCCTGGTGGTAAGAAGCCATACATCTGACCTTTCCACCACGACTCTATCTTTGCTTCTGCGTTACCTCCACCTGAACTCATGTGTCCATGTGTCATAGCAACAGTCTTACCTTTGACGGTAATGTTCTGATGGAAACCCTCCGGTATATTTACTTCTACGTGTCCATACCTTTCAGGGTTAGCAGACATAATTTCTTTACATATTTGCAAGTGCATTGTATCTGAGTTGTCTAGTCTGTTAGTTGTGACTTGTCCTTTACTTGACCTAGAAGTTTCGCCATGATTACCAGGAACACCACAAAGTACAATACGATTTGCAAGTGGTAAAAATGTATCAATAGTTTTCATAAGCATACTTCTAGCTAGTGCGTATTGTTCTACTAATGTAAGCTCAATGTTAAATGCCTGCGAGTCATAGAATCCATAACAGTTTTCTGTAAGGTCTCCCATTCCTGCTATATATATTTCATCTATCTCTACGTTTGTTTTACGCAGCTCCTTGATTCTCTGCACTGCATCTTGTAAAGCAATGTCGTATCTTTTAATAGTGTTTTCAACACCGTAATCTTTTTTTCCTAGCTGCCAGTCAGAACAAAAGAACATGAATGCTGTGTCTCCACCTTTGTCATACTTTTTGACAGGTACTTTCTTACTGGCTTTCTTAAATAGTTCTTTGAAATATTTGTCGTGTCCTGGTTTCTTTTTACGGACAAGACCTTTGAAAGCATAGAATGTTTCTACCCTGCCACCTTTCAGTTGTGTCTGCCATGAACTGGCACGAACTTGACCATCTATTTCATAGTGGTCAGGATTAAAACCCCATTCTTTTAATATCTCATCATACTTTGATTGATAGTTGGGGTCGTTTCCAACGTGTGTGATTTCTCCTAAACCAGTTACTTCATCTATTTCATAACCTGGTTGCCACCCTGATTTATAAAAGTTATTACCTAACTCTTCTGAGGATAGCTTTTTTTTCTTAGGCATAAAACCTCCTTTAGCCCTGTTACTGACAGTCTATAGGGGTTTACGTAGAAACCGTGTATTTAATTAAATTATTTGCTGACTGATGCTGAGTTTCCACCGATTTGTTTTTTAGCATAGGTCTTAACTACTGCTAAAGCTGCACCACCACCGGCAAGAGCAGCAAGTTGTATAACTTCTGCGTCAACACCGACCAAGGGAGCAACTGTTAACGCTCCGATGAAAGCCTCAATGAAAGTCCATCCGGTACGTTCTAGCATGTCTTTAAGGTCTGCACTCATTTATAATCTCCTAATTTATTATTCTACCTTTAAGCATAGCAGTCAAAACTTGAATCTCTCCACTTATCTCTTGTAATTTTTCATGTACATCAGATGGATTCATGTATTCAGGTCCTGACTTATTAGATAACGGCTGTTCTAAATTTACGTTAGAATATTTAATTGTTACTTTTTCTCCTGCAACTAAAGCATCTCTAACTTTTGGATACATTTTTTCGTAAGCTACTCTACTAGAGCCAATAAATCCATCTTTGCTTACATCTAAGTCTTGCTGTGTGTTACCCACTAGATAACAACCTGCCGTGCTTTCATCTGTATTCCCCGAATGCACCAAAATAAATTCAAAGTTAGGCACATCTTGTAGTTCAAGCATACCCAGGTGCCAACCTTCTCCATACTTAGCATCGTAGCGAGCCTTAGTACGTGTATGGAATCCTCCAACAGTTCTAAATTTTATTTCATATTCCCCTAAAGGTATGGCTGTCTCTGAATAAATTTTCTTATCTCTAACTTCATCTTCGAGTCCATAGCATTCAAATACCCCATCAATAAATAATAAGCTGTTAGTTGCATCCTCCCCGAATTGTGTTCTTACAACATCTAATTTCATTTACTTACCTCCACAACAACCTTGTCCACAACAGTCCATGTTATTCCCCTTTCCTAAATCCTATAGTCAATAGCCATATTGCTAATGTAATTACGGTGGCAAGCCCCGTGATTTGCCTGGCACTCCCAGTCAAAGTCAAAGTGGCTATGATTAAACCCACTAAAGTCCACGAAAGATTTAGTGTTTCTTTAATTGCCTGGACTAACCAGTTCCATAATTTTTTTATCATAGACTTCTCCTAAATACAAAAGCTGCCATACTAGCTATTCTAGTCAGAATAACTGGGACTACCACCTCTTGTGCTTTTTCTTTTTGGTCTTGTGTCATATCATCTCCTATTGTGCTTATGCTTATGTCCTCAAAATCTAAATCAACAAAAACTTCTACAGGATTTTTGAGGAACGCCTCATAAGTTACCTCTGTGACAACATCAGCAAGTGTGTAATTCTCTACGTCTGCGTTCTCTACTGCTCTTTCTACATACTCTTCTACTGCTTCAGCTACAACTTCATCTTCTTTAACGGCTTCAGCAATAATTTCAACATCATCTTCTTCTACTTGTAATACTTCTGCTACGACTGCAACTTGCTCTTCTGTAAGTTCTTCTACGTCTTCAATAGCTTCCTCTACTACTGCTTGGATAACTTCTTGTACTTCTTCTGATACATTTTCTAGTTCCTGCACACCAATATCATTGACCTCTTCAAGAACTTCAATGACTTCTTCTGTTTCTAATTCTTCTACATATTCTTCTATTGCTTCAGCAACTTCTTCTTCTGTTGCATCTTCTTCTACGATAGGAATTTCTACAACTTCTTCTATCTCTGCTACTTCTAAAGCTACTTCTTCTTCTGTAAGTTCTTCTTCAATATCTTCTTTAAGTACTTCTACTTTCTGTATAACTTCGTCTTGGACATCTTTTTCTTGAATTGTTTCCTCTCTGATGTCGTCATCTCGTAGTACCTCTTCGTCCAACTCATCCTCTATAACCTCTTCCTCAATAACTATAATTATTTCTTCTAATTTAAAATCTTCTTCTTCAAACTTAAACTCTTCTTCAAGCTCCTCAAGGTCAATCTCAAACTTCTCTTCAACAATATCTTCTTCTTTGATAGGTTCAAGTTCTTCCACTTCATCTTCAGACTCCAGGTCAAGTACCATATCATCATCATCAGGAAGCTCTTCTTTGGTATCTCGTTCTTCATCTTCTTCAACTATATCACAGTCACCACGCTGTATTTGTGCATCAGTCATATAACAACCATAATTTTCTTGATTAGATACTCTTTCTGTATCTCTATCTACAGTTCCATCATTAACATCTGCCTGTGTATAAGTTTTATCTACACCTTTTACTTTTACATCTACAATTATTTCTTCAGGTGCAGGTTCAGGTGGTGGAGGTGGTGGCAAAGTTGTAGTTGTAGTAGTAGGAGTAATGTATTTAAAAGATATGTCATCTAACAATGACCAGTCATTTATAGTTATTGTAAAACTTTCTATAAAAGTATCTAAAGTATCGTAAATATTGTATACAATATCTTCATACATTGTCTGTACATTACTATTACTTTGTCCTTCTAATACATTTGTCTGAGTAGTTTCATCTGTATGTGTGTATTCCACAGTGCCATCATTGTTCAAAGCACCAATTCTAAAACCTACTTCATATATTTCTATCTCTAGTTCTTCTTCATCTACTGTAGTTGTTTCAGGTAATGTAAATGTATAGTCGTTACTATCATTACCATGTTGTTGATAGTGTAAGTTCATGTGAAAATCTGTCATACCACAACAAGACCAATCACCATTACTATGCTCATCATCTATCTGTATGTTATTTTCTACTTCGTTCCCTGAAATATTTAACTCATCTTCAGGTAATTCTATATCAGTAGTTTGTTCAGGCTCTGTATCAGAATTATCAAAGGTTTCTACCTCTTCTGTTTCTCCTGGGATAGTAGTAGTAGTAGTGCTAGTAGTAGTAGTGGTAGTAGTATCTGAAGTATCTGTATTGTTTTCATTAGCATATAAAGGTAATGGTAGCAGTAAAAAAACTGCGAATAGAACTCGCAGCATTACATTACAATCGCTGCAACAACTCCACCTAGTGCTACGAGTAGCGTTAATACTTTGTAAAACTCTGCTTTATCTAGTTTTGCATCTAGTTTTTCTTCTAATCTATCAAGTCTTTCAATGACCATATTGAGTAATTCCTTCTGTGTGTAGCCATTGTTGTTTGTCATTTATGGTAAATCATCTTCCTGGAGAGGTGACATCCAATCCCATTCTTTATCCCAGTCATGTTCAATAGGTCCATCAGCTAATCTTTTAAGATAAGATACAACTTCTTTACAAACATAACCTAAAATGAAACCGAATAAAAAATCCATAAATTGGATTATATCATAAAAGTTTTAAGGAGTAACCCATCCAGTAGAATTATCTGCTTGATATGCACTTTCATCCCAAATGTATGCTTCACCATCATCAGGGTAATCTAATGGTGCTTTCCATTTAGCATTATCTGTGTCTAGTACCCAACTATCATAAGGTTTAGGTGGCAAAAATATATCTTCAGTTTCGTTATATGTATAACCTACACCTGCATAGTTTCCTCTGAATGCTTTTTCTTGTGTATCACTTAATACATAATCATCACCTGCTTCATTCAAAGCTAAATGTTGATTTTGAAATGTATTGCTAGATGTTCTTTTACAAGTGCCACCAAGAAAATTACCATAAAATTCTTCCCAAGAACTATATCCATCTGCAAGATTTGATGTATCATTTTCATCAATAAGACTATTGATTACTCTTACTACTACATTGTTTTCATCTAGTAAAGCGTAATGAGGCATAATATCTCCTTAATCAAATTGTATGTTTCCTGTTCCTGTAATTATTGAAGTTGTAAAACCACCTGCTGTAGTAGATGTTATTGTTAAACCACCACCTGGGTTTGATATAGTATAAGCATCAGGAAATTTAATTCCACAACCACCATTACTTCCTCTTAAACCTGAAGTGTGTGATGCAAACCTAGAAGCACCACCATTACCTGTACCATCAGTTACTGATGTTGCACCACTACCTTGAAAACTATCTTGTCTTGTACTACCACAACCACCTATAGCTCTTTCAGTTCCATCTACCCAAGTGTAACCTGAACCACCATTACCAGGAGATGCACCACTTAAACTATCTGTTCCTGCACTGCCTTTACCACCACCACCTGCTGATGCAAAATAATCATCACTATCTCCACCATTATTACCTTGACTTGGAGTTAAAGATAAAGCAGAACCACCATTACCACCTAATGTACCTGCACCTCCACCTGAACCACCACTTCTACCATTAGGTTCACCACCAATTTGTTCACCTGCACCACCTGCACCTCCACCTTTAAGTGTTAATGTTCCATTAGTAGCATCATTCCAAGTAGTATCAGAACCAGTAGTACCTGCTTGACCAGGGTCGCCACTACCACCTGAACCACCTGCACCTGTTGATATCGCATAAGTTGTAGCTGTTGCAAAAGTTGCTAACCCTATTCCACTATCATTATCGCTAAGAAAACCACCTGCACCACCACCTCCACCAGGTTGTGTTAATGGTAAGTTACGAGGATGGTTACCACCTGCACCACCACCACCTGCAACTGCAAAAAAAGTTCCTTCTAATGGAGGTACGCCTGGTCCTCCACCACCAAAGCCTATGTTTTGATATCCAAATGTAGTAGGTCCTGCCATTTAAGCCTCGTGAACATCATCTACTGTATAAAATATTTTTATTCCTATAAGTCTTGCATCTTCTGCCATGTCATCGTTTGCATCTGACACGTCTCTCATAATATTAAAATATGCTAAATCTCCTGCAGCAGGTGTGCCTGCTATTGTTACTGCACCACTTTCTGCTGATACACATAAATCTTCTGCTGCACCAAGTGCATCATCTGTTACAACTACTGCTGTTCCAAAAGCTGCATCAATAGTGTCATTGTCTGAACATACAACACCTGATAAAGCCCAAGCTACACCATCTGTGTCTGTTGCTGCTGTTGTCCAATAAACTTGATAAGTAATTGTTCCTTCATTCCAATATGAAGGCATTGCTATAGAAAATTGTGCGTTTTCATCTGATGAAGCATCGAAATCTAACACATACATGTCAGGTCTTCCTGCTGTTGTTTCTACTCCTGTTATAGCTGCACAACCATTTGATTGTGTAGGATACATAGCTGCAGCAGGTACCCACATTGATTGTTTACCAATAGCTGCGTTAACTAATGTTCCTGATGAAGCGTCTAAACCTGCACCATCTATAGCATCTACAAAATCTGCAATGCTTTCTTTCTTTGTTGCATTGTCATCAGCATCTATAAATACAATACTGTCTGCTGCTTGAGCTACTGTTCCTGCTGATACACCGTTTAAGTTAACTGATATAACTGAACTAGCTGCAGATAAACCTGTTCCTGCAAATAATGTTGCAACATCTGCAAGAGCTTCTTTAGCAGCAGTGCCTGTAGCACCACCATCTAAAAATAATATGTAATCGCCATCAGCAATTGCTGCTTCGGCTGCTTCTGATAAATCTACATCAATGTCTGTTCCGTCAAAATCTATTAAGTTTCCTGCTGTAAATGAAGTAGTTGGTAAATCTGTACCATCTATTGCAAATGTTTTACCTGATGCTAAATCTATACCACCATCATCAATGTCTAATATTTCTGTATCATCAATATAAATAGAAATCTTACCGTGGTTTGCAGTTCCTGATGCAGTAGAAGTAGATATTTTAATTTCTTCTGCTGTTTTATTGCTTGCCCCGTTTAATACTTCTATAGATAATGCTTCTGTTGCAGAAGTACCTATTTTAAGAGAAACGTCTGCATTGTTTGTATCGTCAAATATAGTAAGGTCTCCACCTGTTAAAGCTGTTATTGCTTGTGATGAGTCAACTGACAATACACCTGAACTAGCTGTTAAACCTGTTCCGTCTATGGCTGCTATGACATCTGCTAAAGATTCTTTTCTTGTTAAGTTAGAATCATCAGCATCAATAATTGCTATGCTGTCATTTGCTATGTTGACTGTTGCTGCAGTTAAACCATTTAAGTCTAATGTAAATGTTAGGTCGTAAGGGTCTCCATCTGTTCCTGCATCTGTATCAGTCCAGTTAATATCAAGACCACCTGAATCAATAAATTTAACTTCTCTTTGTGTATATACACCTGAAGCAACTGCAGGAGCTATTGTAACTTCTGTGCCGTCTCCATCTTCTAATACAAAACCTTGTTGTATAGCATCGTGTGCTTCTTCTATGTGTTGTTTTACAACAGCTAATCTAACTTGTGTTCCTGCTGCATGTGTTGGGTCTGTTCCGTGCTTGCTATCTATGTCTCTTGTAACGGTTGCTGCTGCATGGTTTGTTCCTGATGACCACAATACAACTTCTCTGTTGCTGTCATTGTCCGGGTCTATTACGAAATAAACAGGCGAGTCAATACCTGGGTCATCTGTTAAATTCATTGTTGTACCACCACTAGCTAACTGAGCTGCTAGGGTAGTCTCAAAAGCGTTTACTAAATTAGTTTCTCTTGCTGTCATTCTTCTCCATTATACACAAAATTTTTTAACATATAGTTTTTTTTACTATCCAAATCTTATCTTTGCAAAACTATTTACGGCATATATATCGCCTGATGTAACAGTACCATAAATCTCTTGCCTTGTCCCTCTTACTGTAATAATTGCATATTGAGTTACGCTTCCTACTTCTGCTAATTGTCCTGCTATTGGATAAGATATAGATTCTACAACTCCTCTAATAACCTCAGCAGGGTCAAACAATTCTAAAGTTACAGAACTTCCTTCTTTATCTTTCAAAGATTGATATATTGTTTCTCCTAAATTTTTAACAGTAATAGGTTTTCTAAAAGGTCTTTCTACCCTGTCACTTAAATTTATTGGTATTTGTACAACTACAAGTTCAGGTCTTGCTAATGCTCTAGTTTGTATAGCTTGTACCTTAGGTGTTTTATCTGAAAGTGCAGATTTTAAAACAAGTTTCATAGTTATGTATCTTGATACTTTTGCTGTTTGTGCAGTAACTGTTCCCTCTCCTGATATTATATTAAGTGCCAGGTCCCAATTAGTATCGTCTTTATCATTTATACTTTCTAATTTATCTGAAATATGTAATTCAGCACTTGTTCCTGATTCCATATTTGTTGTTTCTATTTGTGCTTCTACAAATTGTTTCTTTTCTGCTGTAAAAAAGTCTGCTGCTGCAGTAATTAAATATCCTTCTGTTTCAAAGTTTTCTGTTTCTTTGTAAAAACCACTGCCTCCAACTATTGCTATAAGTTTTTCATTTACTTTATTTATACCTTTTATTAATCCTCCTGCTCCAAACTCAAGGTCTCTAGCTATACCTGCAGTAGGTAAATAATATCTCCATAGATATGATTCGCTTGCTGATTCTTTAATACCTGTATAGATAGAATCCCTAGTTGAAAATAATGTCATAGGCTGTGCTGTAACAGAATTAATATTCCATTCTTTAATAAGTTGTTGATTTGCTAACACATACAAATTATCTGAAGCAACTAACCTTGCTCTGTAAAGTCTTCCTATAACTTTTGACGCAGAAGTTTGTATTTCTTTTGTTCCATAAAATATTTCTCCTTGTACTTCTGCAACACAAGTAGGTATTTCATTAGAAGATAACTCTGTTTGACCATTAGCAGTAAATGTTCCAGTAACATCTTTGATAGCGTATATTCTTCCATCAGTTGCTGTAGCTAAAATAACTGCACCAACATCTGCAACATCTGTAAATGTTTGTCCGGAAGGTAGTGTTACAATTGCTGAACCGACTGTTGTGTTTCCGTCATATTGATGTATTGCGTTACCTATTGTTACTAAAAACTTTCCTTTAACAGAAAATATTTTGTCATAAACTGCTGCTGACATTTTTTGTGTAGATGTGCTTCCATCCCAAGTTTCTATTTCTCCTGCAGAACCATTATTTGCTGTGATGTAAAGTAAATCTCCATGTGCTGCTAAACCTTTTATGTGATAACCTGCAGTCAAACCAGTGCTTACTGTAGAAAAACTATCGCCACCATCTGTAGATTTTTGAAGCACATTGTCATCAGAAATATAAATATCTGTTCCTACAATAGCTATAGCATTGTCATCATCTGTTGAAGAAAACTCTGTTCCTGTTGTTATTTGTGTAGTGTGAAGTAATTGCAATTCATAAGATGTTCCTTTATCTTTTCCAAAAACTTCTACACCCTTACTATCCCAAAATCTTTGTATATCTGTTGTAGAACCATTTCTACTATGTGCTATGTCTAAGTTGCTACCACCGGAAAAATCATTACGTGAATATATACGACCTAAGTTTCTTGTAAAATCTTCTGCATTTTGTCTAACATCTATCTCTTGACCTCTAACATCAGAAGACTCTATAGTCATCTGTCTGTTAGGTCCTACGGCTGCTCTAAATAAAAAGTCATCAATACGAAAATCGTATCCTTTTCTTTTAGGGTTAGAAACGTCTCCTCTAGTAGCTATCCTAGGCATTATGCCTGTATTCCGTAAACCAACCCATCAACAGAAACTGACTCAGGATATTTTGCTCTAAGATATTTTCTTGCTTGATTAATTAATAACTGTTGATACTGTAACAATGAATTTCTTATACTGTTACTAGAACCTACAGGATAACCTGATACTGCCATTTGTTCTGTAATATATTGAGTAGTAGCAGATGGAATATCTTTACCTGCCATTAACTGTGCAGCAACTCCTGCCATAATAATTGGCTCGTATTCAGGCTCTAAACCTATTGAAACTAATGTATTTGATTCTGCAGTAGGTTCAATAAATTTCTTTTTAAAAGTTACAAAAGCTGTTTGACCTTGTGCTATTCCTGAAAATTGCACAGCATGTACTACGTTAGGTCCTGTTGTGTATGTTATAGTTCTTGATACTCCATCTGCATCTGTAAATGTAAATGGGTTTGGTAACTCTACTAAAGAACATGTAACAGGTAAAAAACTAACTCCTGTGCTGTCACTTCCTGATGCGAAATCTGTATATTGAGATATTGCACTTAGTATTGAAACAAGATAGTTTCCATCTCCTGGTGCATCATGGCTTCCAATCAAGGTATAACCTGTAGAGGATGATAGTTCTTTTGTTTCTACTGCAAATAACGTGGGAAATAAATTGTTTATTTGGTCCTTCACTGCTTCAAACACAGCAAGTCTAGTAAACGATGGAGCTATTTTTACTATTGCACCTACGTCATGTGAGTCTGCTGTTGTTCCTCGTACACCTCTTACAACTGTAACAACGTTATTTGTTGTATCTAATCCGGTGCAATATAAAAGCTCTTGGTCTATTTCTAATATTGTTCCTGCATCCATGACATCTTCTTCTTCTTGTGTAAGAAGGTCAGCATCGAATGATAATGTTGTTGCAGCAGAACTTAACGTTGAAGCAACTGATGTATATGATGTTAATTCATCAGCAGGTTCTAAATATTCTCTAAATGTTCTATCAATTAAGTTTCTTATTGTTGTACTCATTAGGCAGTTCTTTCTATTTCTTTTGCATAAGCAGATATACCAAAAGTAGCCATTGTAAACTCGCCACTTTTCTCTGCTTCATCCTCAACTAAATAAAGTGAAGATTCTATTTCATCAGAACCTTTAGAATCAATGTCAATTCTAAATTCGTTCTTACCTTCTTTGAGCATTAAGAGCATACCCATGTCTGCTCCTAACTGTGTCTAAAGTGTAATATTATTTTTCTGTCTGCAGCCTCTGAACCATTTGATGTAACTCTAATGTATCCATTGCTAGCAAAAGCCCACCCTGAAGGGTCAACTCTTACCATGTCTCCTGCAGAAACTGTATAGGTAACATCTGTTCCGTCTGTTTCTTTGACGTCAACAAATGTAGTATTGTCCATAGAAAAATCAAAAGTTACACTTGTGCCTGTCATAGCAGCAGGATATTGTATACCACAAAGTAGCATACCTTCTGTCTTAACTCCTAAAGAGTTGTTGTTGTCTGCTGAAATATCTATTAAAGCTAATTTTGAACTAATCATACTTTCCTTACTATAGCAGAAGAAAAGGGTGGAGGTGGAGTTCCACCCTAATCTTCAAATTAATTTAAGCTACTGCTTGAATTTTACAATGATATGAAGGAGGTCCGAACTCGAATCCCATCTCCATATAAATTGCTTTACCAATTCTAGCGTTTGCATCTTGGTCTAAGTCTCTTACGAACACAGTACCAAATCCTGGGATGTTGGTAAACACTGGCTGTATGAAAGCTAGGTCTAAGATGAAAGCAGTTCCTGTAGGCATGATATTAGGGTCAATAACCATCATTCCGATTGAACCGAATGGGGTTACGATTGTATCAATATCAACACCTGCAACACTTCTATCTCTAGGAATGATTGCTCCTGCTATATCAACTGTTCCTTTAACAAGTTCATTGTTAAGGTCTAGTAATTGTTTTGGACTAACAGCAAGCACAGGGTTTGTCATTGGTGCATGGTTATCATACATTCTCTTTAACGCACCTGAAATAGTTTTGAAACTAATTACTTGTGCAGAACCAGTTCCATCTCCGTCTGTGTCATTGTAGAAGCAGTTACCGCCTAATGGGTTTACTGCTGCTGAGTTGTTAGCGTTCTTTCCAATTGTAATCCAAACGTCAAGACCGTACATTTCTCTAGTTCCTGAACCAGGTGTTGTATTAGCACCGTCAGAAAAGGAACCGTTGAATGCAAACCACTCAACTTCTCTTGCTACTTTTTCCATTGCTTTTTCAAGCTGTAATGCAAATTCATCATTTACTGGG